ACCCCAGCTCCATGTGATCCAGTAATCACTTTGACTACACAAGGAAAACCTACTTGTTTTTCAACTAAATCACAATCACTTGGAAAGCGAGTAAGCATGGTTTTGGGAATAGGAAGTCCTGCCTGTGCCAAAATCTGATTGGCATACATCTTATCTTTTGCTGCGATGATCGCATCAGAGTTTGGCAAAGTAGGAACATTCAGTCTTTCGAACTGCCGCAAGACGGACAAGTTATAGTTACCAGTAGCAGAGCCTGTCCTAGCGAGTAGAACATCTGGGAGGCTAACGATCTCATTTTGGTAACGGATTGATTTTCTGTCATCACGAGAAACAATAAGGTCAATTTCATCAGCATAGACAATCTTGAAATCAATTCCAAGTTGTTCTGCTTCTTCTAAAAATCTATCTCTTTCGTAAACTTCTTTTGTTTTACGATTTGCTAGCATCCAAGTTTTCATTTGAATTCACAACTCATCATCAGTTCTGTTAGACACGCTAACATATTTACTTCCTGATCTGGGACAATTGTGATGTCACGCATATATTTTGCGATGATTAATACTGCCTCGGGAATAGAAGCTGGTTTAAGAACATCATACAGACTGTCATAAACCTTACGCATCATCATGCTGGGGTCATTATCAAGATGCTGAACAACCCAGTTCTTCACAGTAGTAAATTCTTTCTTCTTCAGCGAAGTGAGTAGAGCATCCAAATTGACATCAGCGACATCAACAAGAATAGCGGAACTGATAGCGCCAGTCGCAGCATAACGCTGACATTCGTTGATAAGTCGGCGCCAGTCTGGATAGTATCGCTTGACAAGTTTTGCGAGGACTTTATCTTCATACTGTACCTGTTCGTGGGTCAGAATAGTTTTCAGGCGAGTGAAGAACTCACCTTGAAGTTGAACTGCCTGGTCTGGTTTGATCCTGAAATCCACGACCGTACAGCGGGAATGGAGAGGTTCAATAATCTTGTTGATGAAGTTACAAGTGAAGATGAAGCGGCAGTTGCCATGGAACTCCTCCACGGCGGTCCTGAGGGACAGTTGAACGTCGTTGGTGGTGTTGTCTGCCTCGTCAATTATGACGACCTTGTGGGAGGCACCAGAGGTCAATGAGACAGTTGTGGCGAATTGCCTGACACGGTTGCGGACCGTATCGAGGAAGCGCCCCTCGTCCGAACCGTTAATGACAATATAGGATGCCCCGATCTCATTACACAATGCTTTGGCAATTGTGGTCTTTCCGACACCAGCAGTGCCAGTAAGTAAAAGGTTAGGGATCTCTTCTTGTGCGACAAATCCTTTGAATACGTCTTTGATATTTTCTGGAAGGATACAATCCTCCACGATGGAAGGACGATACTTCTCAACCCACAAAAACTCTTTACTCATTCCAACTCTCTCAAAATAGTTTGTTTCACAATATCAGTGGCATTTAATTCTGCCCGCATGTATTCTACACCGTCTTCTGGTCTAGTGTGATCTCCACAAGTAAAGATGTCACAAACTGCTGTGCCATTCTCTGGCCAAGTGTGAATGCTGATATGACTTTCAGCAAGCAGAGCAACAGCTGTAACACCTTGAGGTTCAAATTTATGTGATTTCAAACTTAGTAAAGTAGATTTACACCAGATAGATGCTTGATAAAGAATATCTCTGATAAAACCTTCATCATCTAGATCATCAGCGGCACACCCCTTCAGGGTAAAAAGAATGTGTTTCAATAGTTACGGCTCCAAAGCGATGTAGTATTTAAGGTCAAGATTTTGATTTGTCCATTCCGAAATCAGATGTTTAGATACTTTGACAACATAATCACCAGGGAACAGACGGATGTTTTCAATTTTAACATCCAGTGAATAGTCGCCAGTACAATCACCAGAAATGGATTGCTCGTAAGTATTGCTGGTATCATTCTCTTTGTCACGAAGGATGAGTTTGATTTGGTTGTCTTCGCTCTGGAAAGTCAGATCAGGAAGACTATAAACAGCAGATGCTTTTTGAAGTGAAAGCAGATCTTCACCAGTAATGTTGAACTGAATATCAGCACCAGGAAACTTTACATTCTTTTCTGGCGCAGACTTAAGGGTGATTTCAGGATCAGAAAAATAGTAGCGAGCAGACTTACCACCGCCACGGATGCTGACAAAATCGCTAGATGAAAACTCCAGTTCAGGATTGTTAAACAGAGAGATCCCAGAAAGAAACTGACTGAGATCATAAATTGCGAAGTCCATAGGGAATACTTCTTCACTAGAGAACGCTGCCAGGATGTTCTCCGCATTGCTAATAGTGCGTACTGTGCTTCCCTGTCGGAATACGATGGAGGAATTGATACTGGAGAAATTTTTGAGGACATCAAAAGTCTTTTTAGATAGGGTTACTTTACTCATCGGTTGTAATCTTCACGGGTAGCGTTTTTATCGTTGAAATGCATTAGAAGCACGGCATAGTGTAGCACTTTCATGATGTCCATGCGAGCACTACCTTTCTTATCGTAGCGAGAAGCATACTTCAGGATGTTGCTACGACAGAAAGCTTCACCATCACCACATGCTTCAATCAGATCCAGCGTTTGGATTTTGTCATCACCAGCAGAGTAATGTTGTTTGTAGGTATTCACGATGTAGTCACGCAACTCACTAATGATTGCGTCTTCATTATATTTGAAATTCATTTCACTTGTTCCAGATCATTTGAATATTACTATGGTAGCATTCTTGAACGTTGCCGTCAAGGTCTTTGACAAATAACTTCAGACCCTCGCCACCTAGGATCTTCACGGTCTTGCCGCCATCAAGGACGGCAAGATGATTTACATACCCGTGGAACTTATCAAAGTTCGTATTCGACATGGATACCTTCCTCCTTAGTTTCTTCCTTGGTTTCTACCTTAGCATCAATCTTATCATACAGTTCGATGAAAGATTGCTTGGTCTCATCATCAAAACGATTGACACAGACCTTAATAGACTTCATACGATCCTGCCAGATAGCATAGGCACGGATGATATGAACCAGACGGCGGGTGGAAATCACCTCGTCAATACCACCATCCTTGAAAGTTTTACGGATGATATCTGCCCAGTTGGCAAGATTTACACAAAACTCTTCGTCATCAATATTCAAAGAAGCAGCTGCTTTCTTGAGAATATTGGTCTCAACAGTCACCGTAGGATAGTCTTGCTCAAAGGTCAGAGCAAAACGCTCAAGGAAAGCTTCGTTCAGAACGTTGGTGCCGATGAAGCGTCCATCTTCAGAACCCTTACCTTTGGTATTGGCAGTAGCGAAGATGTTGAAACCAGCAGCAGGTTGAACAAACTTACCAATCTTCTTCAGGAAGACACCTTTGCCTTCAAGGATAGATTGGAGGCACAGGATCTTATTGCTAGCGAGGTCAACCTCATCAAGAAGAAGAATAGCGCCACGCTCAAGAGCTTCGATCACAGGACCGTTATGCCACACAGTCTCACCGTTGACAAGACGGAAACCACCGATCAGGTCATCCTCGTCAGTCTCAATAGTGATGTTCACACGGATCAATTCACGCTTGAGTTGAGCACATGCTTGTTCAACAGAGAAAGTCTTACCGTTACCAGACAGACCAGTAATGAAAGTAGGGTAGAACAGACCAGATTGGATAATCTTTTTCACATCCGAGAAGTTCCCGAACGGGACATAATTACGATCTTTGGTAGGAATAAGGTTCTGTTCTTCCCGAACGGTAACACCAACAGCAGGAGCAGCAGCAGGAGCTTGATAGGTTTGCTCAAGTCGCTCCTGAACAGTCAGGTTCCAAGTGCCACGCTTCACATAGAAATCACGCAGTCGCTTGGTAGCAGTAGCATAAGTGATACCAAAGACACCACAAGCATCCTGAACCTGAGCGGCGTTGATATCGTTGCCAAAGTTGTTGGACAGATAAGAAGTCAGTTGCTCGGTAGTAACGTCAGATTTGGCAGGCATTTGGGTCATTTCGTTGATGTACTTAGTATAGGGCAGGCAGGGCGGTTTGGCGTCAGACCCAGGACGGTTTGCGAAGTGGCATACGCAGGTAGTTGGATGCCACCCATGGCTTGCTGGCAATATACATTTTGTATGCCGTGAAGGTGTCAATACTGGTGTCTAATTTATATTCATCAGGCATCGCACGAGCAAATGGTGTCACCTCTGTGATCTTACCTTTGGGGAAAAGATAATATGCTTCCAGCAAAGTGTTGTAGCAAGAATGAAACTTACCATAACGAACAGAGTATTCATCACACAAGTTCATGCCCCACTTAATCAACCAATAGGCATTATCAATAGTTTCAGATGCCCACTTAGTACATGGGTGATTGCGAAACGCACCCTTTTCTGTGCGATATGCGATACCATCTGCTTTATGAATAGGACCATAATTATGATACCACTTGGATGCCACGATGGATAACATCTGGCAACACTCAAGTGGCATCTTTACGATATGTTTAT